GCGGGTAGTTATGCCGAACCTTAACTTCAGGCATCGGTACATCGCTATCTATTTCATACATTCGCACCTCCGTTAATACAGTAAACCAACTGTAGCATAAATAGCAGGGAGGAAAACGTAAATTTCTTTGGTGCGGGGGATGAAATAGGGCGCGCAACCACGGAGGGTCAAGACCCATCGCGTTGCCACAAACATAACAGTCCAATCCCTATCGCCTGACCATTACCAATAGGTCAGACCTATGCCCTTGTCATGCTGTCAATTGCATAAATGGCACCGTTGCCCCTATGTCAATTGACCGATAGACAATATTGCATAAGAAATAACCCTATTACCCCTTGTTAATAAATATACAAGAGCGCGGGAATTGACAATCTACCAACATTTACCCATGCCTACGCTATATATGGAATTACCATATATCTACCAGTAAACGATAATGTATATATCTATAGTTATATATAGAGAGGGCCTTGAGTTAATTCATACACCGAGTTTATAATTAACGCGTGCACCGATGAACAGGGTGCTCATTTCCTAAATGACAAGGGGCTAACAATGCAAACATTTCCAGATAACGCACCAGCGGGCTTCGCTTCAAATTACCTGTATCAAGACAGCGAACTACTTGCGACAGCGATTAAAAACCTGCGCACAGGCCGCTACGGTAGCTTTGCGGCAAGCATAGGCGATGCTGCCAATGTCGCAGATAACGCAAACATTCAGCGCATCATCAAAGCATTTCCAGAACTATTCTGGATTGCTTCCGAACTGTAACTTTTCCTAATCCTAAGGGGCTAATTATGAAAATCGACATTGCACAGCAAATCACTGACCGCATCATTTCCGAGCTAGAAAAAGGGGCTACGCCGTGGGTTAAACCTTGGCGTTACCTGAAACAACAACCGGGGCAAGGAATGCCGTTCAATCCGGCTTCTGGCACTGTTTACAGGGGCATCAATCACTTTTGGCTTTCAATGCAGCCTTTTGCTATCCCCCATTACTTGACGTTTAAGCAAGCGCAAATGCTTGGCGGTAGTGTCTTAGCAGACCAAAAGGGGACACCAGTTGTCTATTGGAATGTTCACCGTAAGGAAACAATCGGCGATAAGGGAGAATCTGTTACCAGTGCGTATGCTTTTATCAAGCATTACTATGTTTTCAATATTGAACAATGTTCTGGCATTGAACTGCCGCCAATGCCTGAGATACCGCAGGTTGAATGGGATGCTTGCAACGAAGCTGATCAAATAGTTACTCGCTTGCAACTAACAGGCGGGCTAACACACGCTGGTGACAGCGCTTATTACAGGCCAAGCACTGACGCCATTGTGATGCCACCACAGGCAGCATTTGATTCTCGTGAAAATTACTATGCCACTTTGCTACACGAATCAGTACACGCAAGCGGTCATGAAAAGCGATTAAAGCGCATTACTCCGGCTCGGTTTGGCAGTGAAAATTATGCTTTCGAGGAATTAGTTGCGGAATTAGGCGCTGCCATGCTTTGCGCCAAATGCGGAATCGACGGCGATTTACGCCATGCCGGATACATTGAGAATTGGCTTCAGGCTTTGCGGAATGACAAGAAATTCATTCTCTCAGCGGCGGCAAAGGCACAAAATGCCTTGGACTATCTTACCGGCACTCAAGTTGATGAAACTGCGCAGATTACCGAAGCAATAGCAGCCTAAAGGGGAAAACATGAAAACGCACATTATTTCAGATGAAGCAATGCAAAACATCATGGCAATTTGTGACTATGTTTTGCAAAATGAAGAATGCCATTATGAAAACATTATTGATGAACATGGCGCAGATTCTTGCGCAGCGCAGAATCATGTTTACCGCTTAGTTGCTCACTTGCTTGGTGAAATTGCTGACAATCCAGTGAAAGCCTAAAGCCTGACTGTATGCGTCTTTAGGGGCGCATACGGGCGTGTTTTAACGCCATTTCCTAACCTACAAAGGGGTAATCATGAGCAAAATAGACCATGCGCGTATTCTCAATGCGTATCTCGCAAGGCTGCAGTTATCAGACATTGACAACATCCAAGCGGCTAACAAGGCTTGGACTCAGGCCGCTATGAATCAGGGGAACTCTGCGCAATTGCAATGCCAAGCCGCTTTTTATGCTGCAGTTGCCAATGCGGTAAATAATCTGATTCGCAGTGATGTTCGCACCATTGAGCAAGTTATCAGCGAAGAATGCGAAGGGGTGACGTTATGAAAACACTGAAAACACGGCAACCATTAAACATTGGCAAACTTTGCAAAGTGATAACAGAGCATGGCACGTTCAAACTGTATTTATCCAATACCGTTACTCAGTCATTTACCATTGGCAACATTTGCTTTGAAGCAATAGGCGGTTATCCCTCAAACGGTTTTCGGCCTGATAAGCCAATCCCGCTTGCTTGGACTATCGACTTATCGCAACCAGTAACCGACTAAGGGGGAAACAATGAAGAAACTCAGCGAACAATTCGACGAAAAAATGGAACAAGGGGGAGTTTTCTTTTATGCAATTGCCCTTGTAATCTGCTTTGCGGTTTACTTGCTTTTAACCCTTGCCATGCTAATTATCTGATAACAATCTACCCTTACCGATTAAGCCCCTTTTAGGGGCTTTTTCTTTTCTACCCTCATCCTACTATTCCCTAAACTTTTGAAGCCCTCAGAAGCCCTAAAACCAGCCTCAGAATTGATTCTTGCCACTCGCCGCCAATCCGCTTTTCAAAAACCCCCTATGCAAAACTCAACCCTAGCTTGTTTGGCAACAAATGCAGGTTCATTCCTTTGACATTTGAATCCTGTAAAAAAATCGGAAATCATGTTTCCAAATTGACACGCGCCTACCTATATCTGTAGTAACCGTATAGATTTAGAAACCGTATAGGAAAGTAAACGTATAGTCTTAGTAAACGACTATACCTATAATTTTTGAGAGATAGATGTTAGAACGATAGACCCTCGTATACCCATATTACGGTTTACCCTATAGCTATAGTTACCGTATAGCTATAGTAACCGTATATATATAGGAAACGTATAGCTATACGTTTACTTAGACTATAGTAAACGTATAGATATATTTATATAGGTGTTCTACTTGCCAAAAAGAAACACAGAAGTTATCCACAGGTTATCCACAGACTTATCCACAGGCACTTTGACAACAAAATAGTTTTCTCAAAATAGTTGTTGACTTTGTGTATTCTGTGAACTATTGTGCGCGTGTGCTGATGCACATTATCCGTTTCCTAATCAGGGAGGTTCCAATGATTTACACCCATCAGGATCAATTCGATCCTCGTCAAGACACAGACCTAATAGACCGTATTCGCTTGCAGGAAGCTGCTGCTCAAGCTGCTTTAGACCGTGCTAAAGCGTCTGTTCATCACCTGTCTGCTTCCGTCCTACGTCTTCGTGAACGCCGTTTCCAATTGGTAGAACTCGACGCCTAATCCGTTATCCATCCATCTAGGGGCTTATCCATGACTTACATTAAAGACATCAAACTCTGTGTTGATTGCTTCTTCTTTGGCAATGAACATGGTCAGAAAGACCGCTGCATCAATCCTGTTACCACTGAACGTAGCCTTGTTACCGGCAAGGAAGAGTTTCCTTATTGCTATGCTCAACGGCAGTCCAAGCGTGACATTGACTGTGGGCCTAACGCGCAATGGTTTGTCTTAGTTGAAGATACTCAGATCGCCAGAGAGAAGGCGAGGCTTGAGTTTGAAGAGGCCATGCGTGATAGCCCCTTCTGAACGTGACATGATCGCCAAGGTGCTGAAACAAGGCGTAGAGGCTATTCATCGCTGGTGGGCTAGGTCGGTGTTTACCATCGTCCTACTCATCATTAGCTACTACATTGGCGCTATTCAAACTGAGAGCCGTATAGCCGCTGATTGCAGGTTTGCTGCGGCCTTCAGGGTGGACATTCAGGCGTTTACTTGCCAGAGGAAACTATGACGAGAGATGACATCATGAGGATGGCGCGGGAAACAGACTGTCTTGACGATCAGCATTACGGGTCAGTATGGGCAGATAAACTAGACCGCTTTGCCAACCTAATTGCAGCAGCCGAGCGTGAAGCCTGTGCCGAGTTACTCGACGAGATGGCGGCAGAGGACAAGTTGTCAAACTATTACAGGGTGGCAGCACTTAGGATTAGGGAAAGAGGTGCGCCATGACTGAATTAGATGGCCCAACACCTTCAGAGCAATACGCTTTTGAGCGAGGCTACCAACGTGCGCTGGAAGTTATGCGCAAAGACCAACAGCGCGAATGGCAAGGGCTGACGGATGAGGAAATGAACGCAGCGATGGATTACTGGTCTGATCCAGTTCGCAGTGCCTATGGCGGCGCTCATAGTGCTGATGGTGAGTACGTCGGCATGATTGATACATGGCGATATATCGAAGCTAAATTAAAGGAAAAGAACGCTTGAACACCTTTCAAGTAATAACTTTTATCGGCGCTGCATTAGTGGGTGCTGGTGGGCTAGTAGCAATTATTGTCCTGTTGCTATCAGTCTTAATGTGGGATCAGGACGAAAACTAACTGGGGCTAAATATGAGTGACTTTTCACCCGAAGTGCGTAATAACGCATTGTGGTCTAACGATGCACGCCGTTTCGTTGAAGGTAGAAGCGGTGAGGTTTACGCTGAGAAGATCGGCGTTAAACCGTTAGATGACTTATCCAACGTAGAAGCTGTGCAAATGGGTTTAGTAATGCAGGAACCTATCATGCGCGAGTTTGCACGCAGACAACGCATCAACTTCAAAGATGCTGACTACGCTCTCTACCATCCGCAACATTCCTTTCTTGCCTCACACTTTGATTACATCTCAGAGGATGGGCAGACACTCTATGAGGTCAAGAATCTAGGTATCCACCAGCGTAAGAAGTATGGCGACGATGGCACAACTGACGTTGACACAGGCTACCGTGTTCAATGCTTGCATGAATCCTTAGTCCACCGTATCCCGAACGTGGTGCTGGTTGTCTGCTTTGGCGGTCAGGAAATCTGCCACTACCCACAGCATTTCTCAGAAGAGCAATGGGATTTACACGCAAGAGAGATGGCACAGTTTTGGGGGCGCATCAAGGCTAGGAACTTTGATCCTGAAACGATGGGCGATGCTGCCAAGATTGTCTACAAGGAAGACAATGGCAACAGCCTGTTAGCCAATCAGGAATTGGAAAACATTTGCGAGATGCTGAAGATTGTCAAAGAACAGCGCAAAGTATTAGAAGCGCAGGAAGATGCCCTAGCCGCCAAAGTGCAAGGCTACATGATGGATGCCAGCCAATTAGCCACCTATGATGGTCGAATCCTAGCTACTTGGAAGGCCAGCAAATCGACTAAATCCTTTTCCAAAGACTTGTTCCGCAATGCCATGCCAGAGATGTATGACAAATTTGTCGTTGAACAACCCGGTTCCCGCCGTTTCCTTTTGAAATAGGAGATCAGAAATGACTACAGTTGATCGTGAATTAGCAGAAGTAATGATGGGTACTCTTAAAAAACTTTTTGACAGAACAGATGATCTATTAGAAAGAATGGAAGACTTGGAAAGAGCAATTGCTCATATAGTTTTAGTAGCCGGACACAATTTTGATGTTATGGCGGCAGAATTGAATATAAACGATCTTCCGTCTGTAAAGGAGATGCCGCAATGAGTAATGTAGTCAACATGGCAGGAGAGTCGGCAATCGTCACACTTGATCCAGCTATCCAATCATCCATTGTGTTGCGTGGTGACTTGTCTGGACTGAACGAGGATCAGAAGAAAGAGTATTACTTGTACCGCTGCCGCCAAGTCGGTCTCGATCCAGCCGCTAAACCCTTTGACTTGCTAACACTCAATGGAAAACAAATCCTCTACGCGAACGCAGGAGCTACTCAACAACTTTGTGCGCTCCACAAGCTATCCACTCAGATTACGCATCGGGAACGTGTGGATGGAATTTACATTGTCTCCGTCCGATGCACGGGCGCTGACGGCAGAGTTTCAGAAAATCAAGGCGCAGTGGATGTTTCAACCCTTGTCGGCGAGAGATTGGCTAATGCCATCCTTAAGGCGACTACGAAAGCAATACGCAGGTCGGTTCTTGCACATTGTGGACTCGGAATGCTTGATGAGACTGAAGTTGAAACCATCCCGGAAGCGCGTAAAGAGCCTCTGATCGTACCGCAAGCAGTCGCACCCATCGAAGTACCTGCACCACCACCAAAGCTCACCACAGGCGTGGCTTTCATGGTGCCGGGAAAGAGCGAAGCCTATGCCTACCATGCCAACGATGATGAGTTTGTCAATGGCTACTTGGATATGGTCACAAGCATCATGGCAAGCGGCAAGTTAAACGCTGCCGAGAAGCTGGCAAAGATCACAGCACTGGAAGGTGCTAATGACTTTGTGCTTGGCATGATTGAAGCTGAGAAGCCGGTGCTATTCGAGGTATGGACTAAGGGCGTGAAAAGGGCGAAGGAGGATTGCGATCAGCAAATAAAAAAGGGTTGAAGCCAGCCAGCGGCAAGGGGCAATCAGCCATGATCCTAGATCACTTGCAGCAAGGTGATGGCATTACAGCCCTTGATAGCCTAAGACTGTACGGCGTGCTACGGCTGGCGGCACGCATAGAAGAACTTAGGAAAGATGGACACACCATCGTGACGCAAACGGTGCGTGTCGGTAAGAAAGAGATAGCACGTTATTCATTAGTTAAGGAGAAGCAACATGGATCGACCAGACATTGAACGTAAGATGGGTACAGGGGTACTACTGAGCAACCGTAACAAGAAGTCGCCTAGTAGTCCTGACTGGCGTGGTGAACTTAAGGTATCTGAACACTACGCTCCGGGTGACACAATCAAGCTGGCAGCATGGACTAAGGACACGAAAGGGGGTGCGCTAATCTCGATCAAAGAAGATACTTGGGTGCCGCCTGAAAGTACC